ATATAAATATGTATAATAATATAAGATTATATGAAAGATTACCTATGAACAAAGAAAAATAATAAACAACCTTGATTTCAAATGGAAAAAAAGAAACCTAAACAAAACTCAACAAAAAGACCTTCTAAGAAGAGTAGGCAAGCTATGTTTTTAAGCATGTACTTAGATTATAGAGGTCATATTGGACGAATCTGTAAAGAGATAGGGATAGATAGAGCAACATATTATCTATGGAAAAAAGAGCCAAAATTCGCTCAGGATTTAGATAGCTTAATAGAATTTATTAACGATTCAGTTGAAGATAAAATTTTGCAAGAGATAGATGCAGGAGAAAAAGAGTTAATCAAACTATGGGCAAAAACGAAAATGAAGCATAGAGGATTCGTTGAAAAGCAAGAAATTGAACACAAAGGAGATATGTCAATACAGATTAATTTAATAGAAAAAGAGAGTAAAAATAAAAAAGATGAAAATTGATATAAACTTATCAACTATTCAAATGAAAGGTATGAAAATTTTAAACGATAAAATTCATACTGAGATATTTTACGGAGGTTCAGCTGGTGGTGGTAAGAGTTTTTTAGGTTGTCTTTGGATACTTACACAATGTTTAAAATATAAAGGAAGTAGATGGTTTATATCAAGAGCAAGACTAAAATCACTTAAAGAATCTACATTATTAACTTTTTTTGAAGTTTGTAAATTATGTAATTTAGAACCAAACAAACATTATAATTATAATGCAATAGCAGGAGTTGTTAAGTTTTTTAACGGAAGCGAGATATATCTTAAAGATTTGTTTCTTTATCCATCAGACCCTGAGTTTGTAGCTTTAGGAAGTACGGAATATTGTGGCGGATTCATTGACGAAATGGGAGAAATAACTGAACAAGCGTATAATATAATAAGAAGCAGATTAAGATTTAAATTAGAAGAGTTTGATATTATACCTAAACTATTTATGGGAAGTAATCCATGTAAGACATTTGTTTATAGAGAATTTTATAAAAAGTTTGTAAACAATGAATTAGAAGATTATAAAGCATACGTTCCAGCTTATGTTTATGATAATCCATTTATATCTCCACATTATATTGAAAATCTTAAAAAGTTAGACAAAATAAATAAAGCTAGATTACTTGAAGGTAATTGGGAATATGATGATGACCCTGCAACTCTTATAGAATATGACGCTATTTTATATATGTTTAAAGCAAATTATATATTTAGTAATACTGATGAATTTTATATAAGTTGTGACGTTGCACGATTTGGTAAAGATAGAGCAATAATAATGTTATGGCAAGGATGGTACATTAAACGTATTTGGGATTTTGGTAAATGTAGTACAAAAGAGTTAAGACAAAAGATTGAAAGTATAGAAAGACAGTATCATGTGCCTAGAAGTCATATAGTAATAGATTCTGATGGTGTAGGTGGTGGTGTAGCTGATGAACTTGATGGTTGTAAAGCTTTTGTAAACGGTTCTGCAATGATAAAATCTGAATCTGAAAAATTTGAAGAAAAACGTAAAGAGTTTGAATATAATTTTGCTAATTTAAAAACTCAATGTGCATTCCATTTAGCTGAAAAGATAAATAAACGTGAAGTTGGTGTATATGAAGATATATCTACAGAAATAAAAACATTTATGATAGAAGAACTTGAACAAATTAAACGAAAAGATATAGATAAAGATGAAATGAAAATAAGATTAATTACTAAAGATGAAATTAAAGATAATATAGGTAGAAGTCCTGACGTATCTGATAGTATGATAATGCGTTCAATTTTTGATTTACTTAAAAATAAAAATTCAGTTGAGATGTTTGCTTTAGAATGGTAGTTTGTAAAAGGTGCGGAACTTGTTGTCATTATGAGTATAACGGTAGAATTAAGCCTTGTAAACATTTGATAAAACTAAGTTCAGGTAAATATTTGTGCAGAATATATAATAAAAGGTTGGGAACGGTTATAGACAAATTACCAAACGGAGATTACGTTGTTTGTAAAAATCGTTTAGACAAAAAGCAACACTATAAAGATTGTCCTTATAATGAAAAAATACGAATTTAAAAATAAAAAAATAGAAAAAGAAATATTTATGTGGATAGATTTTTTATTATATATAAGAACAAATAAAGAATTTTATCAATATATAAATAAATTTTCAAAAGATGAATATATGTCATTATTATATACATATTTTCAGGAGTTTAAATATGAAAGAATGGAACTTCAAATCTAAAAAAGAGAAGAAAAAAGAAAAAAAAGAGAAACAAATTAAATATGGTTAGAACTGAAATATTAGAATTTTTAAAAAACAATAAAGGATTATATACATCAAAACAGATTTCAAAACAATTAAATCATAATTATCGCTCAGTACAAAGGGCATTAAGTAAAATGTTATATACAAAAGAGATAGAAACAATAATTGAAATGCGAAAATGTAATAATCGTAGCGAATATAGTTATTCAATAAGAGCATATAAACTTTATAAATATAAGAGGTAAAAAAATGGCAGAACCAATAAAAACAGAAGAAATAAAAGTAAAACAAAAAGAACCAAAGAAAACAGAAGATTTAGAATATTTTGAAAATGTAATGAACGAACATAAAGAAGATGAATCTGAAAAGTTTTTAGATGTATCAATACGTACCCAGAAAAGATATGTATATTTGTATAAAAACGTGTTCAGTGCAAAATCTAAAAAGTTTCCAAACATGGGATGGGTAACATTACCGCCAAAAATCTATATGTCAAAACTAACTACAAAAATTAATAACGGTGTAGGTCAAATATATTGTGATTTATACGAATTAGATGAATCTAAAAAGAATAAAAAGTATTTAGGAAACAAACATAAAGAAATTGACGAATACGGTAATGAAAAAACCGTTGAACGTAGCGGAGAATATCCTATAAGATACAAAATGATAGAAACAATTACAAACAATAAAGATATTACTAGAGAATTTATAGATTTAAAATATACTCAAAGAAATATTCAGAAAATGGCAGATGAAGGAAAAATTAAGTTTTAATGAGGTAAAATAAAATGGAAATTAAATTAGTACAAAGAAACGATAAAGTTGAAGTTATTAAACCAAAAGAATATTTAAGTTCAAAAGATGTAATTCAGGGTATAAAAAACTTTGAAAGTCAGATTGAGAAACAGGCACATGAAATTGAGCAAATGGAAAAAGGTATAAAAAACGCAAAAGAAGTCAAATCTGAAAATGAAAAACATTTAAAAACCATAAAAAAGCATGAAGAATGGGCATTAAAAGAACAAAACAAAATTTTAAGAAATTTGGTAACTAAAGATTTGATAGAAAAAACCAAAATCGGGTTTAAGCTTGAAGATGACCCAAAATTCAGTGAAAAAGAAAAAAAGAGTTTAAATTATTATAGATTTAAAAGGGAAGTTATGTCAAATGAAGATATAGTAGACAAAGTACATTTATCTGTAATAGAAGCTGAATCAGACAAAAAAGATAGTGCGTTAATACCAAACCACTTTTAATTTTTTATTTTTTTTATAATAATGTATATAAATAATCGTTATATATAATATAATATGACTCAAAGCTATTCTGAAATCCTTAAATCTTTTGGAGTAAAAAAAATAGATTCTAGTATGTATACAACTCCATCAGTTGCAAATAATGACGTTGCAAGTTTTAACGGTTTTGATTATTCTAACATAAACTCTATGCGTGTAGGTAGTTATCCAAACTGGTTTTTTTCTGCAAGATGGGGACAGCCTAGACAAATTAATTATTTACAAATCAGACAATTCGCTAGAAGTGGATGGGTACAAACCGTAGTAAAAGCTATAAAAGATAGTATTGTAGGTTTAGATTGGGACATAGTTAATTGTGACAAAGAAGATAAAAGAACATATAAACAATTCAAAGATAAAGTCAAACTATTTCTTAACAAAATTAACATGAATAATGACGATGTTGAAGATTTGGTATACATTCTTATTAACGACCTTTGTGAAATTGATGCAGGTAGTATAAACAAAATATTTACTGCAGATTCTTATGAAGAGAAAATTATAGACTTATATGACGATTGGGGAAAATATTTAGGTAAAGGTAAAAGAACTGTATTGAAACCATTCGGTCAAAGAAAATTATTATATTTACAGTTAGTTGACCCTGCAACATATTTAAAAAAGGTTGATATATATAAAAACATTCAAGGCTATTTCCAGTATAGTTTTACTAACCCTATGGGTGCACCTAAATATTTTGAACCTGACGAATTAGTATATCTTATGAAAAATCGTAGAAGTGATAATGTATACGGATTCAGTCCAGTAGAAAGTATACAACAAGTATTAGAACTGTTAATGCAAAGTACAAGATGGAACAAAGACTATTTCAAAAATAACGCTATTCCTGACGGTATGGTAGGACTTGTTGGTGCAAATCCTGATAGTATGAAACAGTTCAAAAACATGTGGGAAAAGGAAGCTAAAGGTAAAGCACACAAACTTTTATTTCATAATACTAACGTAGATTTTCAAAGTTTTACAAGTACAGCAAAAGATATGGAATGGCTAGAAGGACAAAAATGGTATCATTGGCTAGTATTTGCCATATTTGGCATAAGTCCAGTAGAAGCAGGATTTTTTCAAGGCGTAAATCAAGGTAATCAAGAAGGTCAAGAACGTATAAGTATAAAAAACGGTATAAAACCATATTATCATTTAATAGAACGTGCATTAAACAAATTCATTATTCCAGAAATATTACAAATAGAACTTCCACCTATCAAGTTTGAATATCAACCTCAAGACCAAGTTTCTGAAAGAATTGAACACGAACAAGATATGGGAATGTTAGATAGAGACGTAATGACAATTAACGAAATCCGTACAAAAAAAGGTTTAAAACCAGTCGAATGGGGAGATGAACCTATGAGTATGTATTATATGCAACAATCAGAACAAAATAATCAAGATAATACTAACGATGACGCAACTTTAAACACTGAAGAAGCATCAGAACCAATTCCTGATAATCCTAAAAAATTTGTAAATAAAGATTATATTAATTCTTTTCGGGGGTTTATGAATGGTAGAACTTCAAAGACCTGCGAATGAAAAGGAAGCTAACGAATTTATAATTGATGAAAATTCATATCAAGCAAAAGCACGTAGAAGAAATTTAGTAGATGAAAATGGCAATTATATTGATTCTGATAATCCTTTACCCGTAGAAATACCGCCATGTATTTGTGAAGAAAATAGTACAACAACACCGCTATTGGCAGACGCGACATTTACTGGCGAAGCAGTAATGACTAACGGTTTTGGAATAATTTATGTTAATGTATATAGTGACCAGGCAAGTGCAACTAATGGTCTTATAGTTGAACAAAGTACTGACGGAACTAATTGGGACTTTAATGATATATATACAATACCTGCAACTACAGGAAAAACATTTTCAGTACAACCCTCTGGTAGATATATTCGTGTAAAATATATTAATGGAGATACTGACCAAACAGAATTCAGGTTACAAACTGTAATGAAAAATACTGGTTTAGATTCTTCTCATAGGGTACAAGACACTCTTAATGATGATGATGATGGTAGATTAAGATTAAGTGTACTAAAATTAAGAACTGCACAAAACAATTATGTTAGTGGTTCTGCAACAAATACAGGAAATTTTAAAGTAAGTTTAGAAGAATTTGAAAGCGATATATCTACAAACAGTAATAGTCAATTAAAAACTACTGTATATGATGAAGCAGGTAATCCTGCAGAAGTTGATGATTCTACACATACTTTACAAACTATTGAATATGAACATCACGAACTACATTATGGTAGCCATTTTTTTATATGTGATTATGATAGTTCAATACAATCATCAGAAACGATAGAGTTTGTAATTACTACATCTAATACGACAAAATGGGCACATATGGTTTTAGATTTTGCTTCAATTTTAGGTGCATCTCTTGAAATTTATGAAGGTTCAACAAATGTTGTTGGTGGAACAACTGTAACACCTATAAATAATAACAGAAATTCTACAAATACATCAAGTTTAACTGTAATAAAAGACCCTACATCAATTACAGACGGTACAAGAATTGCAGGATATTTAGCAGGTGCAAATAGAGAATCAGGTTTTAATTCCAGAGATAGAGAAATTATTTTAAAACAAAACACTATATATTTATTTCGATTTACTAGTTTATCTAATAGTAACGCTATAAGTTTTTGTGGTGAATGGTACGAACATACAAATAAAAATTAAAATGTTAAATTTAAACTATATAGATTTTGAAAACATTGTAAAAAACGATAATAGAACATTACATTACTTTGAAGATGATACTAAGTTTGTATTAGTTACAAAATCTAAAATAGAAAAGTGGGAATATTATACAGTAATTTATAAATCTGAAATAATTACACATGCAAAAAATGAAGAAATAGACCAAGATATTTCAGTAGATATGTTTAAAGTTAATTTTTTGTATAACGCTTTAAAATTGGAAAGTATAGATTTTGAAATTACCCAAAAAACAGAACCAGTCCCAGTTGAAACTAGTCCCGAATCAGAATATATAGGAAAAAAGAAAGAAATCAATGCAGGAGAAGATGTAGTTCAAGAAAGCGACAAATATGACGAATTTTATAAAAGTGTTATTGATAATTGGCAAAAACAAACTATGAAATTGTTAGAAACCGAACTTAACAAATCTCTTACAGATATAAAAACAAAACTTAGAGAAATATTTAACATTAAACCTTTTATCAAAAACTTACCAAAAATAATAATAAAAATAGTTAAAAACGGAATAGAAAGCGCAGAGAAAGAAGCAAATATTCAAGTAGGATATACACCAAACTTTGCTAAATGGGTAAAAAGTTTAGAAAAAGAACAACTTACAGGATATACTCTTCCTGATGGTAAGAAATGGTACGGAATAAAAGGCGCAAGCCAAGAAGATGAACAAAAAATATATGACATAGTTAGTCAAGGAGTAAAAGAGCGTCAAAGTTATAAAGATATAGCAAAATCAATTAGTACCGAATTTGAATCAATTAAACAAACAAGGGCAGAAGGAATAGCAATATCGGAAACGACAAGGATGATTTCAGAATCAAAATTACGTACATGGAAAGAAGCTAAAGTCAAAGGATATAAGGGTTGGCAAAGCGCTTTACTTCCAACGACTGGTGAGATAGATAGACGTTTGCACATGAAATATAATAAGAAAGGAATACCTTTTGATGATTATTTTGTTGATACCAAAACAGGAAAAAAGTTTTTTAATCCCCCTACGAGAACAAATTGCAGATGCCAAAACATAATAGTATTTAAAAAGCATCCACAACATTGATTTATAATAATGTATATAAATAATCTTATTCTATATAAAATTCATGGAAAAGAAAATAACACTTTTACAGGTATTATCTAAATCGCAAGATGGAAGTTATAGAGCAGTTCTTTCTGATACATCTATTGACAGAGACGATGAAATAGTTAGCGAAAAAGCATTACAAGAATCTTGTATGACAAAAGGACAAACTCCGATACTTTTAGACCATGATAATAGTATAGAAAAGCGTATAGGACATTGGATAAATAAAAGAATGGAAAAGATTAACGGGCATAGCGCTTTCGTTGCAGAACCAGTATTTTACAAATCTAATCCTAAAGCAATGATGATTAAAGGTATGTTGGATGAAGGTGCAGAGTTAGGTATTTCTATCGGTGCAATAGTAAAAGAAACTGGAGAAACTACTATAGAAAACAAATCTTATACAACTTACGATAAAATAGAATTATTAGAAGCTTCCTTTGTCGGTGTACCAAGCAACAGGCATGGAATGGCAATGGCAGTAGCTAAAATGTTTGGAGGAAAAAATAAAATGGCAGACGAAATGATTAAAAAAGTCGAATTTGACAATCTTCAGAAGGCACATGAAGAACTAAAAAAACAATTTGAAGAAGAAAAAGCTGAACTTGAAAAGTCAGTAAATGAAAAAGAATCAAAAATAGAAGAACTAGAAAAGTCTTTAGAAGAATCTAAAACAGCACTAGAAGAATCTGAAAAAGCTTGTGGTAGTGCAAAAGAAGATAAAGAAAACGAAGAAGAAGAAAAGAAAAAGGCACTAGAAGAAGTTAAATCTGTTAAAGCAGAACTAGAAAAACTAAAAAACAGTCCAGTTTTCAAAGCTGATTTCGGTAAAGTTAACGAAGATGAAGAACTTGATAAAAGTTACAAGTCTGGTGCATTACCAATTTATATGTAAGGAGGAAAAATAAAATGATGACAGCAAAATGGTCAAGTGAAAACATAGTACCTACGCAATGTTTCGGAAAATATTTCCATGACATTCAACCAGAAAATGACGAGTTCGGTGGATTTTCAAAAGAGTATTATAATCCTTTTATTAAAAAAGATTACAGTAAAACTTTGTTTGAAAAGTCTATTGAAAGAGCAAAGATGACAAAAGCATCTATTGATACACAGACAGGCGGTGCAGGAACTGCAGGAACAGCTTTGGTCCCAGTATATCCAGACAGACAAATAGTTGACAGAACAGACAAAGAGATTGTTCTTAGATATATGTTACCTAGAAGAGCAGTTATGGGAGCAACTTATGACTATAACGCACTAACAGCAAAAGGTGGAGCAGATTGGCATCAAGAAAACGCATCTATTCCTGAAAGTGTAGATACTTATGATAGAGCAAGTGTAGCTATAAAATATTTATACGCAAAAGGTACAGTCTCAGGACCCGCTATTGCAGCTATGAAAGGGTATATTGACCCACAGCAACTAGATTTGACAGTAAAAACAAAAGCTATGATCGAAGCAGAAGAAGATATGATAATTAACGGTGACGCTAGTACATATCCAAACCAACCTAACGGTCTTATTCAAACAATAACAACCAACACCACAAACTTGTCAAGTGCATATCCAACTCTTTCACAGATTAGGGCAGAGTTTGCAACAAGTTATAACAATAACGGTAGTGTAACTGTAGCTATTACTGACGCAAGCACACACAACTACGTTAAAGGTTTGCTAGGTTCATTCCAGATGCAAATTAAAGACCCAAGCACAGAAAGGCTAGGTTTCGGTATTAACGGAGCTTTCGAATTTGATGGTGTAATGTTTGCAAGAAGCAGATTCATGCCAACCACAACTAACGGAAAAAGAATTTTGTTTTTGGACATGAGATACATCTTTATAGCAGAATTGCAAGGTATGACCTTTGAAATAAAAATGAGCGAAAACGACAACTACCCTTATTTGTTAAAAGAGTATTTGACTTTCGTTAACACTTTCGAAGCATCATGCACACAAATGTACGGTATAATATAAATACCGTTTTCATTTTAAATTAATGGAGGAAAAATAAAAATGACAGCCGTAACGGTTTCAAAAACAATTCCTGACCTTTCAGGACAAGTTAAAAAAATAGTAAAAAAACTTACAAGTCCAACAACTGGATTAACTTATGATACAGCACTAGATGCAACAGATGGTAAAGGTGCAGAGTTTAAAGAAATTTATGCTGCAGTACTGTTTGACGCTACAAACGGTTTGACTGAATGTACATGGGACGCTAGCACAGGAATAATCACACTAGGTACAGTAACTGTAAGTCCACCAACAGGATATTTACACATTGAAGGTATCTGAGGTGTATTAAATGACTGCAGCAACTGTAACAAAATATTTTGATATTAGTGATTCACAGATTGAAGTAGTCAGACTAACTGCAAGTGACGGCGAAACGTTCGTAAGTAGAAAGTTTAGCACAATCGAAGCTGCACAAATATCTGCAAACTCTGACGTAGATGCGCATATAAATGTAACATATTCAAGCAGAACAGCTACGATTAATTGGGCATCACAAACAGATAAGGTCTGTACTTTAACACTATACGGAAATTTAGGAAACTAAATTTATTTTTTTATTAATTTTAATGAGGTAAAACAAAATGGCAGCAGGAGATACAACAGCTATAGCCATTTCGGCATCAGATTCAGACGCAACCGTAAAATCTAAAATTGAAGCACTTAGTATAGTTAGTGGAGATATAGTTTTAAGCGTAAATCATGGCGGAATGAGTAGAATTGTTAAAATCAAAACAGCTTAGGAGATATTACAATGAAACATAAAGCAAAAGCAAAAACTTTTATAAAACTTAACGGTAAAGATTTTGTATTAGTTAATGAAGGCGAAATAATCGAACATCCGTTCAGAGAATTGCAAGGTTTTGAACCTATATATGAAGAAGCAGATTTAAACAAAGACGGAGTAGTAGACGAAAAAGACAAATCCAAAGCAGGAAAAGTTTTAAGCAAAAAAACAAAACAAAAAAAGAAAAAATGAAAAAAATATTATTATTTTTAATCTTTATTTTAGTTTTATCTACTGTAAAGGCTACTGACTTTTTGCCTTACGGTGACATTTCTGGAAAAAACACTTGGCAAATATATAATTTTACAAATATTACAGCTAACGATTACATTTGTGTGGCAGGAGCTTGTTATAATTCTTTTGCAGGAAGTGGTACTGTAACTAATGTAGCAACAGATGATATATATTTAACAGGTGGTCCAATAACAGCAACTGGAACAGTCACTTTAAATGAATCAAAATTAAATTCTACAATGGATGCAAGAGAAACAGTTAAAGTAGTTGATGTTACACAGGGATTAACTTTAACCACAGGTACACTTAATACAGACCAAAGTTATTTTAATTTAAGATACAATCAAACATCTTCATTAAATGTAATTAATTCAAGTTTACAATCACAAATAAATTTAGAATCTATAAATAACGCAACACAGGCAGCGTTAATAAATTTACGTGCAGGTACAGGCACATGTTCGGCAGGAGAATATGTCCAAAACACTACAACTAGTGGAGTTGAATGTCTAGCTGTCTCAGGCGGGAGCAGTTATGACAATGAAAGTCCAATCTCATTAACAGGTACAACTTTCGGGTTAAGTGTATGTCCTAACACTCAAGGATATTTTTATAACACAACTTTGAGTGCATGGCAATGTCAATCTAAATCTAGCGGCGTTGGTGGAGGAACTGTAACTTCAGTAGATGCAGGAGTTGGTATGGATTTCAGTTCAATAACTAGTGCAGGAAATGTTGACGCTAATATGTCATATTTCAATGTAAGGTTTAATGAAACAAGTATGATTAATGCAGTTAATAGTTCTTTAGTCCTAGAAATAGCTTTACAAGCAGCAAACAATGTAACCCAAGCAGCTTTAATTAATACTTTACAAGATCAAAAACTTAACACAACAGACCAAAGATTTAACGAGACATCAGAACTTAATGCAGTCAATGATTCACTTAGTTTACTTACTGTTTTAGAAGAAAATAATAACAATACTCAGGCATCAGAAATTGCAACCAAACTAGATATTACAGCAAACAATTATACAACTTCGGTAGGATTTTCTGGTACAACAACAAAGACTTTAACTTTAGGGTTTTTGAACGGCGGTTCACTTTCAGATACATTTACCGATATAGATACAACTTATAGTGCAGGGAACGGTATAAGCTTAGCTACAACTACTTTTAGCGTAGCAGGTAATACATGTTTAGACCAAGACGCAGACGGTTTATCTGTTACTGATAATTGTATAGGTAATACTCAGTTACAGTTTGATACGGGACAAGAGTTAACAACTACAAGTACTCCAACATTTGCAAGTTTGTCTACAGGACAAGGACAGTATGAATTATATGCAATGAATCAAAACGTAAGATCTACTGATGCAGTAACTTTTTCAACTATTGATACAGGTAATGGTGCAACTGAAATATATGATATGAATCAAGATATAAGAAGTGACGACTCAGTTACATTTTTAACTGTAAATACAGGACAAGGCGCAAATGAATTATATGACATGGACCAAAACGTATTAACTACAAGTGACGTTACTTTTGATGAAGTTAAAACTAATATACTTAATTTATCTACAAGTACAGATTATAGTTATTTTTGTACAAATTCAACAGGATTCAAATGGCTAGGTACAAATGATTATACAGACTGTTTATCGTGATAATATATGGCAAGGATATATTTTGAAAGTGTTAAAAAATGGGCTAGAGAAAACAAGGTCAAAGCATACACTTCTATTAGTTTAATTTTTGCCTTTTTGATTGCATTTAATTTGATTGAAGTTATTTCATATTCTGAATCTATGGCATGTGATAGTACTGAATGGGGTGACGGGAAACAGGAATGTTTTTTTAATATAACATTTAAAGCTAACGAAGATATATTTTTATATCAACTTGGCTACGACCCTTTTGGTAGAGATACGTTTAT